GTGCAGTAATTCTAATGCTTTCCGTGCTTTTAAATGATGAAAGTAAATTCCCATCTGTTCATTCTGAAACTCAACACGCAATGAGTGAACAAGAAGTATTTGAAAAAGGTCAATGGGATATGTTCGAGTTAATCACAAGTGCATGGTACGGAAAGCAATACTATTTTCTGGAAGACAACGGAGTGGTATATAGTAGAGATACGCATTCCTACCTTAAAGACAAAGATGCAGCATATAATGAATTTTTGAATAGAATAAACATGGAAATCTGATAACATTATTGAAAGCGAGAACCAGAAACATATATGATTCAAATCGATTTGAGCATTGTAATACCATTTATATTAAGAGTCGGAATTGTTCTTCTTGCGTTCTATTTGGGAACGAAATACTTCCTTCTAAATAAGAACTTTGAAAACTTTGCTATGTATGCCATATTTAGAACATGCAAGGAAATATTCCCACGTTGCGAAGAAAACTGTCCATATTATTCCACTAAAGAGCAATGCTGTCTTTTGCAGAATAAAGCTCCTAAAGACTGGGTATTTACATCACTTATAGGAAGAATCAAAAGAAAAGACGCATAATAAACAGAGAGGTAAGCAAATATGTTTAAAATCGGAGATAAGGTTTCATTCAACGACAAGTATCCTGACACTCAACAATATGCAGGACGGGAATATACCATCCGTGATGTTGGAATAATTGGAAAAACCAGAGTTGCTTGGCTTCAAGGATTAACAGGATGCTTTGCTGTTGATGGTCTTAACCTTGAAGAAGAACTTATCAGCATGAGAGAGCATAGGGTTGCCAAAATCGAAGGCGGAAAAATTACGGAAATGGATATTCCGGTTGCAAAGATTCAGAATTCCAAAGTTGTTGAAATGAACATCTGACTCTGTTAGAATAACAAATGCTAGAGAGTCACCCTACTCTTTAGTGTTTTGTTTCTTACACATGCCGCTTCGGACTGCTTCGGAGCGGCACTATTTTATATGCCAAAAAGAAGAAAGACCCCGTTGCAACGGAGCCTTTCCCCCAAGAGAGTACAACAAATCAATCAGAACCAGAAAACACCCAACATCAACCCAACAAATCAAGAGAATGGAGAATTATTATGGAATCACTCAAGACCATCTTTAAGATATCATACTTTTTCTCTTAGTGCAATATCTTTTTCCCGTTAATTCTAAAACGCATAGATTTTCTTTGGAATCATATATCCATCGTCTGCTGTTGAACTGCTTTCATACGCAGCATCATACGAATAACCGCCTTGGAAAGCTATTCCTGTTGCAGGAGTGATTGCCAGAATCCTAGTGAACATGTAAATCGTATAGGCATTATATCCAAAGGATGAAGCAATGTAATTCTGCCCTATATCGACCGGAATTGTTTCCAGTTTCGGATATGTTCCATCAGCGTTGCTGAATTCAATCACAACATATCTGTAACCAGTCAAATCCATTGAAACTGTTTGAGCAGCAAAATCATCAGTTGGGCTTTCATTCTCCCACATTAGCTGACCGGGATACCCCGTCCTTGTCTGATTAATCTGACCTGCCCACATAGCAACAAGCGTCTGCATGTTGTTTCCCATCCAGACACACCATACCGTATCCCCTACTGAGGCAGAGCTTAGCTGTATCGAATACGGAATATCCATTACGGTGTTTGAGAACGCATCAATAACCCCAATCGTGGAACCGTTTGGAGCCGTCTTAACTGTCATCTGTTTGGCACGGACAGCATTCCTGTTCCATTCATCGTTCCACGATTTGATAACGGGCTTTAATGCGTTAACGATTTTTACAGCTTCATCGTTATTATTCATGGCAGATTATATATAATCCCCTATTATTCCTCTACCTGCTCATCAGGTTTATCTTCTGCGGGTTTTTCTTCTACTGGAAAAAAATGATTGTTCTGAAGCACCACCGTTTCAATCTGAGTTTCAATCCAGAGATTCACATCACCGAAGCATTCCTCAATCGCTGCTTGCAGTTCTGCCGTCATAAGGCTGAGAATACGTTCTTTGCTCATATTGAACGCAATCTCCCCTTCTTCCTTCGTAAACTTCCCTTCCTTCTTCAGAGCATTTACAAAGGTCTGAGAAGTATACTCAACGCAGTTTTCAACAAGGTTTTCAGCACGTTCAATCAGCTTCAGCAGCGTTTCGTTTTTGGTCTTAGCCTTAATCCAACTAATCGCATAAGGAATCGCAACGCTGATAAGAAGCAGAGTTACAGTTTCAATCAGTTTCGCAAGAATATTTTCCCAATCAATCATCTTATTAAATCCTTTCTGTATCCTTTTCTGGCTTTATCCGACTGCGTTTTCCCTGTCATCGTCCTCTGAACCGTCCGAATCAGAAAACTTGTCCTTTAAAGCTTTATAGGGATTATTTTTTGACATGATTTCCATCTTGTCCTCGTTGATTTTTATTCTGGAAAGGTTAAACAGTTCCACTCCCCAGAAAGAAAACCATGAAGCGATAAACACATCCGGATAACTGTTCATTCCTTGGTTTAGAAGATACGTTTCAGCAACGAAGAACAGAATGATTGCGGAAACAGAGCAGACCACAATCTTCTTGCTGAATTTTGTGGTTTTCTGCTCCCGTCCCATGTCTTGTATCAGAGTCTGCTTGTCTTTCTTTTCCATTATTGTTAGCTTTCAATAACTACCAGTTCCGTGTACTTCTTTTTCTGGTTCGTAAACGCACTGACATATCCCGGTTTGCCGTTAGGTGCAGAAACGTAATACCATTCGCATCCCCTGTTATCTGTTTCCGTTACACCAAGATACGGAAGCGGGCTGTCAGACTTATGTGCAATATCAATCACCCGTGAATCCTTATTTGCTTCCTTCCTCACGTTTACGTTTCCGTAAATCATGACATAGCTTTCTTCTGTTGGAGTCGGCGTAGGAGTTGGAGAAGGCGTATCACCGGAATAATAGATTCCGTTTTCTCCCATGATGATGACGTGCTTTCCGGGCTTAACATACAGTCCGCCACGTTTCGCATAATCGCAGCTTGCAATATGCTTTTCATCCGTGTATTTCTCAAAATATCCAGTTTTCAGCAAATACTTATCGATATTTGACGAATATCCTTTGGCTGAAAGATTCGGAACACCCGCAAGAATATAGATTGCGATTGCCAGAGAAGAACAGTCAAAGTCCCCCGCTGCTGCCCTGTCAAATCCCTGCTTTTTGATGTTGTTGTATCCCTGCCATCTTTGGGATTGGTCATATCCGAATCGCCTGTCATCCGCAATATCCTTTGCCATTGCAACAGCAGCGTCAGAAAATACATCACTGGTGCATTCCAGATAGTATTCCCACCCGGCAGGAAATTCCGAAGAACCATCACTGCGCTTATACCATTTAGCAAGACGGATTTCTCCGTTATAATCCGGTTCTCCGCTCGGAACCGTCTGTAACTGGTCTCCCGGTTTTCCGCCCCTTGCACGTTTTTCTTCATTCTGAATTGCGTGTATGATTAACGTAGACATATCCGTATTCCTGCCTTTCTGTATCCTGTTTTTAGTCTATGCAGGAAGAAAAAAGACCGCCCAATCATGAGCGGTCTCTTAATACACACGGTTCAGTTTCGTCTACAAGTCATACTTATTTGCTATAAGCAATGCACACAACAGAAACCCAAACCATACTGCTACTATATGAGATACTATCAAGCACCAAATCATTGCTCTGCGTTGGCAGGAATAAAGAACCTTGCCTTTTTCTCTGAACATATGACCACAGAATGATGCTTCCCAGTCCTTGTATCAATAACATTGAACAATTTAATCATGTTTAATCCCTCTTATCCTCCTTATTAATCCAAAGCATGCAACAAAAGAAAAATCCAGCCCATACTGAGAGCGGGATTATCCATAACAGATGAAACAATTTAATCATCATTGCTTAGCGGTTCCTGAATTGCCGGGATGAAATACTTCGCCTTACGTTCGGAGACTATCGCAACGGAATGGAACTGATTTGTGCGAATGTCTATTACATTATAAAGAGTAACCATAGATTAGCCCTCGACTTCCGGCTCCGGTTCTGACTCCGGCTGAACAGGATGTTTGAAGCACTTGCACAGTTCGGGGATAGCGAACCCCTCATGCGTATAAACCATGACGGTATGTTCCTCAACCTGAGAAACCACCGCGTACCCGCAAGCCTGATAAAATGCGCTCTCTGCCTGTTCACGTGTCGGATACTGGGCAGGGGTAACAAGTGCGGTTGATCCGTTTGAAGTCTGAATTTCCTGTACGATAAACATTTTAAAATCCCTCCGTTAATACTTTTTAAGTTCATGTAGCATTTTCCCAATCATCGCAATGATTAGAGCAATATACAAAATTATTCCCATATAATCACGCATTTAAAGCATTAAGAGCATCTGCAAGCGTAAGTGCTGTGCAGTTCGTTCCAACAACAATCGCATCACCAGATGCTATGGATTGAGTGCTGATAAATAACTGATTGTTGACAGTGAAATACTTGCCAGATGCAATGTTCTGGTTTGCGATCATGTCATCCTCTGCTGATCCCGTCAGACGCTGAATGTATAGAGTAGGATCAGCACGATAATCCAAACTGACCTGTCCACAATCTGCCCAGACATTGTTTGTGCCAAGCAGAGTTGAAAGTTCTTCTGCTGTAAGAGTATATTCAACAGGAGTTGCAAGAGGATAGACAATTTGCAACGGGGTTGTGTTCAATGCCGTTGTAAATGCAGACAATGATGTATAACTGGAATCATAGACCCAGATTCTATTAAATGCGTTTTGACCATAAAATCTTTTATCAGTATCAATTGAGGCAGACGTTGTATTCCCTGTCCCTCTGAAAAGATATTGATTGCTGATATAGAATTTTAGGCGGTTGTCATTATTGGAATCATTAAATGCTCCAGATGTTACATTGCTGACATAAAACTTCCCAGTTGCGTATTCCGTCCAATCGGCATTGCCATCAAGCGAAACACCTTTTCTATCCAACACCAGTTTCCCCGTTAAAGGGTTCAGCGTACCACCGTATACCGTTCCTGCTTCTGTCTGCCAAGTAATCGGAATAACTCTGCCTTGATACGGTTCATACGCTGTTGCAGACGATCCAACCTCGATTTGCGGTTCTGTAATTGTCAGCGTTGCGGATGCGGTTCCACGGTTCGTAAAGGTTATGTAGTAATACGCATAGTTATCCTCTGATGCGGATATTGACGCATTAAATTCTTGTGTAGCATTGGTAGAATTGTATTTCGTCAAAACCTTAAAGTCTTTATCAAGAACACCAGTAGTTGTGCCACCCTGTCCACTTGATGCGAACTTAAGTTTTCTCCAGTACGTTACACCCTTCTTCATTGGGAACAACAGAGAAAAATACTTCCATGTTGCGGATGTGGTTATGGTGAACGTGCCGTCATGATTGTCAGTAAACTGTGTACTGTGTTGCGTTGTGTTGAAGGTTGTTCCGATTGTTGGATCATATGAAACACCGACATATAGCGTAGGTGACAGAAGATTCTTCCCTGTACGGGTTACATTTGCTCCCGTCCATCCGCTGATCGGACAGATGTTGGAATAAGGGGCATATGCTGTTGCAGACGAACCAGATTCTAACTGAGAGTTTGTATCGCCTATTAATGCGCTGATCCGAATCTCATTTATGCCAGACGGAATAGTAAACGTAATGCTGAAATTCGCCCCCGGACTAACTGTTTCAAAAGCAATTTGCTCCTGCCATACTCCGTCAGAATAACCATGTATGCGTTTTAAGTTAGTTTGGCTTCCGCATTTGCCACTATATGTATAAGTATTCCCAACTGTGACAGGAATTAACACGGAATAACATGATGCCGCAAGTTCAGTAATAGTTCCATCTTCTGCGATATAGTACCCATTCGTTACCGTATCTTTATTGAAAAGATTCTTCCCACCGCCTGCGGGATACGGATTTGCCTGTCCGTGTAAATCCTGTACTGGTTCGATAGCAACGGAAAGATCACGAACAGGGATTCCGTCTGCACCGTCTGGGATGGTTACTAGATCACCTGATGCGGTGTCATGCGGATAAGCATCCAGATTGGCTTTCTCGTCCAATGCTGCTTTGACAACTTTATTCTGGACGGAGTTGGTCGAGGAGTCGCTGAGAGCATCATCAGGAAGCACATCCTCCGCCCAAAAATATGTCGGAGTGCTAGACTCCACTCCCGCCTTAAGGTGATATGACCCATCAGTAGAAGGGGCAGTAGGTACTCTAGTCTGCAACCCACTTATAATCGAGTTGTTTGCAAGCGGAACATATTCGTTTTCCCCAGAAGTCTGACGGACAATATAGTCATTATCCCCACTAGGTGAATCTGGACTCATTTCTAGCTTCGCACGAAGGTTGTTCTGGTAATAACTGTCCGTACCGACAGGGATTTCGACATCCCTTGTATTCTGGGATACAGGATAGTCTACAAAGTATTCGGTTCCGAAATCATTACACACTTGCGTGAGTTGATAGGGATCAGCGGATTCGGTTGTCGGTGTTGCAAGAGGATAAATAAGATACGTTCCAGACATTGCCGTTGTGAATACACCTGCATCATTATACGCAGAGTCTTTGACCGTAACAGCGGAGTAAGTATTACGCATCGTGATAGTCCTATCTGGCAGAGTTCCAAGAGAATCAAGTCCAGCGTTTGCAACCGTGTTATAACGTGTGCATAGTGCATTTGGAACCACATTCAGAGGATTATCTGAAGAACATCCTGTTATAGTTCCAGACTGGAAAAATGAATAGGTTGAATTGTAAGTCCAACTCAAAGTTCCCATATCAACAATGCCGTACTTCCTCGTTACAGTACCATCTGGTTCATATGTATCTCCATCAGCGTACAAATTGTTGCTCGCATCAAGTTTGTATATGCCACGCAGAGTTACATCGGAGTCGAGTGCGTAGGAGTGAAGATCATATGGTTCGTATTCTCCGTCACGTTCTCCATCCCAATGAATATTCACGCATACTTGTGGCGGATTGGAGTAATCAGTCCATCCACTTTTCCAAGCATAAAACTTCATATAGTATGCTTTGCTTGGAGTGGTGAAGGTTGTGTTTTCACTATGGTTCTGCTTTCCTATATAGTTCTTACTTGCATCGTAGAAGAACCGATACATCTGAAAACCAGTCTGAACTTTTGCGTAATAGGATGTACTTGGTAAAACAGGAATATAATGATTTGAACGCACACGATTTGAATCCACATTAACATTGCCTGTATTATCGTTAATGCCACCAGTTGCCCAATCCTCGTCAAATTGGTTAAATCCAACCTCATCATGACTACTCACGCATACGGATTCCATTGATCCACTCTGGTATGCGTAGTACGGCTTGGTCAGAAAACCGTAGGAACGAAGGTAGGCAATGCCAGACCCGGATTCATTGGATTCGAGGGTATAAACGTAGTCTGCGATTGTGCTTCCAAACATCTGAGTGAGGTCAATTACTATGTAATTCTTGTACTGAATCGATTCCCCAGAAACTATGGCTCTATCTAAGTCTGAGTACAGATTTATTCTTATAGATGTGATGCCAGAACCTACATTGAGTATTGTTACAATATCATTCCAAACATTCGCAGTAATAGTTTTCGCTACATCACCATACAAACCGCCAGCGGCAGTTCCAGAACCAAATCTTGCACTTGTTGTTTTACTTGGTTTTATTGATACACTAGCAAACAATTTATGCCCCACCAGACTTGGAATTACAGATGTTTGTGATAAACCATTTGATGGATTGTCTGAAGAAGGAGAAATCGTCAGCACATTTCCAGATGCGGAAAGTGATTCTAACCCAGTAATTCCACTCCAGTCGGTTGTGCTTGCAAAGTTACCGTTTTTAATCAACTGATTCCACGCAACAGACGCACCGATGATCTTCCGTAATTCCATACGGTTTCCGACATCCGCAGAACCACCAGTTGTGCGGAAGGTATACGGTGCATTGTCGGATACACCTACCGTGGATACCAACTGTTCGGCATTGCCTACTGTCATGGATTCGTAATAACCGTCAATTTCAGCCTTTGTTTCTAGCGCAGTATTAATATCAACGATTTCATCACCAACATTTGTCTGCGTCCAATGCAGCGCATTAAATGCTTCGGCAGTCGTAATTGCAGTCGTGCAGCGATACAAATTATCTTGATAAATGCAAAACTCACCAAGCGCATAAGTCTTAGTGGAATCATACAGTTCCGCAACGTTATCATTCGTTACATCGAACACCCTGCGCATATCATCTGCTATATCAACAGAAGTCCAGTGACCCGCAGTCCATGCTTCACCGGACGGAATAGCAGTTGTACATCTGTAAAGCGCACCGTTATACAGGCAGTAATCACCGATGTTGTACTGACTGGAAGTGCTGTACGCAGCAGCAGTATTGGCGTTAATCTGGTCAACCTTGTTGTTAATCTGCGTCTTGTTGTAGTAGTTTCCCATGGTTGTATCAATCTGAGTTTTCGTATAATAGTTGCCCAGAGTGGTATCAACCTCGGATTTCGTGTAGGTGTTTGCAATCCCTGCATTAGCTTCTTCGAGTTCATCACCGATAGTAACTTCAGTCCAGTGCGCACTGTTCCACGCTTCTGGTGAAGAAATGGCAGTCGAACACTGATACAGATACTTATCATAAATAACGTAATCCCCAATCTCATACGTTTGCGTAGCATCGTAAGCATTGGCAACCATGTTATAAACGTTAAGGTTTCCTGTAAGTTTCTCACCGGAATAACTGTGGAATGTAAAACCTTCCATCACATATTCTTCAAGCGCAGTATCGTTTGATGTGTCGATTAGGGTATCGTTGTCGTACATTACTTTATTTACAGCCACAGGTATTCCCTCCTATGAAATTACTTTTGGTGTATAGGTTTTTCGTTTTTAGTCTATTCAAAAAGAACGGAGCGGTTTCAGCCAACTCCGTTTGAATGTATATATTGATGGATTTTATTATCTAGCATCCCGTATCCGAATCACGCCAGAGCTTCCATCTTCTCCTGTGTAATAACCAGAAGAACAGTTCCTTCTCTTGTCAGACTCATTTTTCCCGTATAAGTAAATGGAACTTCATGTAGTACGGGAATTTCTGATTATTACGATGCCAGAACCTCCTGCGCCTCCGATACCATCCCCGTAATACTCACTTGCTCCACCACCGCCTCCACCTGTGTTAGCGGTTCCTGCATACCCGGCACGATGATTCGCATAGCCACCATCTCCACCACCTGCGTATCCATTTCCACCACTATAACGGTCAGTAAAGTTTGTAGCTCCACCGCCTCCACCTGCGTAATCTGCTCCATCCGGTTCTTGGAAATACTTGGTATAAATAGAGCCATATGCACCATCTTCACCTTGAATATTTGTATTGCTTCGACCGCCATTATTGCCGCCTACACCACCAACATAAGAACCGCCTTTAGCTCCGGGAGCGCCTTTTCCACCCGCAGCAGAAACTATTGAACCAAAGGAAGATGTCCCACCATCTCCACCTACAGTGCTAGAATATCTTCCACCCGCTCCGCCTTCTCCAATCGTTACACTATATTGGTAGTTGTTAGATATGACTTTTGATTTAGCAAGCGCACCATAGCCTCCGCCGCCTCCGCCGCCGCCATTTGCGCTGTTCTCTATAGAGCCGCCACCGCCGCCTCCGCCGCCAATACAGAAAATGTCTACACGCTGCGGAAAATCAACGGTGAAAACTCCGTTTCCATAGAACTTTATATTCCAGTTCCCGTTACCTTCATCAGTGAATACATGATTCCCATTGAAACTATAATCATTCTGAGTAAGCGCCTTAAAGCCTACCTGCGTAAACATTCTCCGTGACTGACGCATGATTCTTTAAATCCTTCCTTTACTGCTTGTTCACTTAGGCAAGACTTCCAGAAAGCAGCCAAATGTTCGTGTCAATCTTTTTCAGTCCGCATGTTGAATATTGAGACGAAATGTTAATCATACTATCCTGCGAATAAATCGTTACACCGGAAGCAGCAGCAAACTTTACATTTCCTTCTCCCCAACGGCAGAATTCCATTTCTGTCCCGACAGGAAAAGCAACGGATGAATTAGTAGGAATTGTAATCGTGATTTCATTTGCTGAATTAGCTCTAATGAATTTACCCGCATCCGTCAAAACCAAGGTTCTGTTTGCAGTAACAGTAACCATCGCAGCAGATGCCTGTGATGCTACAACCTTTGTATTGGCATCAAGTGTAGCAATTCCGCTTGCAGCACCCTTGGAATCAGTAATTCCGGTAATATTAGAATTGATAGTTGAAATAGCATTTTGAATTACGCTGTTCTGAACCGGATTCGTGCTTCCTGCACTCAATGCATTATCAACCGGAATATTTACTGTCTTTGAAGTAATAGTAAGCGGAACGCTGTTTAGCTGAATTACATCAATCAGACCACCGGAAGCTCCCTGTGAACCTCTCGGAAGTGAGAAATTAAGAATTGCGTTATTGGCAGTACCAGAATTCGTAACACTGGCATTACTACCCGGTGCAAGTGTAGTAACTGTTCCAACAGTAACTGTAGCTGCCTGTCCGGGGTCTCCCTGTCTGCCCTTCTCAACTAGAATCATATAATATGCAGGATTAGTACCCGGAACGACTCCTGTTACTTGCTGTAAAACCAGATAACCAGAACCACCGTAAGTAACAATATCCAACGGGTTATAAGTAACACCGTCAGCGTATTCTCCCCTTCCTGTCACCATAACTTTTCCAAGGTTATATGAAGTAGACATAACTTAATCGCTCCATTTCTAATCAACAAAATATTGTGCTTGTGATTCTAGTTTATTCAGCCAGTGATTCTAATTCGTGATATTCAGATTCCGTGACTATCTTCAGCGCATCAACTTTCGGCAGATACATCTTCATGCGCTTATCATTCAATCCCTGTAAACGGTACAATTTATTCCAGTAATACACATTTGCAAGGCTTCTGGCTTTGTGCATCCAACAGATGTTTGTCGAACGCTTGTAAAGCGAACCGGATGACTGATAATCCCATGCAGTACACGAAGCGCATCCTCTGGCTATTGGGCAGTAATAGCATTCATCTGTATTCTGTGAACGCCTAGTTACGCCTTTCAATTCTTCAAGCAGTTTCTTTTCGCAAGCGTCTTGATATATTCCACGGTAACAATCCCCAATAATTAAAGGCTTTTGTTCCCCGTTCAAAGAAATCTCCATGTATCGAAGGCATGGATAAGCAACGCCTTCCGTATCAAACGCAAGCATGTCACCGGAACCACCACACCATGTATGATTTTCAGTTTCCGGAATCGGATTAAAGAAGAAGTCATCAAACAATGCGCATCTGATTACTTCACCTTTGGCGTAAGAATCAAGCATCATGTCAGCAATCTCTATTAATTGCCTGTAATAAAGCTTAGCTTCATCAACAGTCCATGTATGCTCATATATCGGGTTCCCTACAATCTCCCTATATCCTTTTTGAATGAAAAACCGAACTGTATCAACCAGATATGGCAGGTTTTCCGGTGAAATCGTAACCTTTGTTCCGGGATGTTTTATCTTGAACTTTTGATTCATATCCGTTTCAGCAGCCCAAGCTTCATCCCAACTTCCTGTTCCATCCGGATGCACTCTGCATTTGTCGTGCATTTCCTTATCGCCATCAATTGTTATAGTGAATGACAACCGATTCTTATATCTATCAATAAAGTCCTGTACTTCTTTCTGAAAGTACATAATCCCGTTTGTAGTAATACTGATTCTGAAATTATCCGCCCACGGATTGTGACTCTCTAATGTTTTCTTCCAGAAATAATCGCATATCTCTTTGATTAATCCGATTTCAAGCAACGGTTCCCCGCCAATAAAATCCAAAATTAAAGCTTTAGTCTGCTTGTTAATGAAACCATCCGGTTCATCTTTCTCATATAATTCAAACAGGTAATCAACAATCTGCTTACCTGTTTCAATCGTCATATGCTTTTTTGATTTCTTCGATTCATAGCAGTATGAACATTTCAGACAGCAATCCTCTGTCACCACAAATGTAACTGTCCTGCAAATCTTAATGCCATGTTCAGCCGAACCAAAAAGCCGATATATATACTCTGCATAATCTTCCGAAACTACAAAATCCCGTTCTGGCATAACCCCTCACATTTCCGTAAAAATCATCGTTTTGTTTCTGAAATCAAACAAATAATTGTAATCTTTCCCGTCTTTGGGTTTATACTTTTCTGCCAGTTCTTCCTTCAGCATTTCAAGCTCTACATAGCGGCATTCCGTAACATCAATGTATTCTTGCAGGATTTCATATCGAATATCCTTGTCTTTCATCAGAAAAGCGATATTATCTTGTCCTGCGTTGTGCAGATAGAACAAACGTTCAACTGCTTCAGATTCATGAGTTTCAATTTCTACCGTTATCGGAATACTCATATCAAACCTTTCCTTATAATTTTTATTGCTGAGCGCCACCAACTGTTCCATATCTGCAAGTATTAGAGCATCCGTTCTTGCAGGTATTCTTACAAGTGCTAGAACATCCACCAGTACAGGTTGTATGGCAACCATTCACGCAAGAACCAGAACAGCTTGAACATCCAGAACATCCGCCAGTACAACTGTTAGAACACGTTGAAGCACATCCACCAGTACAACCAGTACATAAACCTGCGCAGCTTCCCTTACAAAGACCCGTACATGATGCCTTACAGCTTGAAACGTTCTCATCATCACCTTCCGCTTCAAGCTCTGTCAGAATGTCTGACAATCCGCTCATGGAAGGAATTAAATCGCCTTTTGAAAGCGTTGGATAACCTGTATTCGTGATAGCATTTAACGGTTCAACTATCTTGTTGTAATGCTCTATCAGAACAGGAATTCCGGGTGCAGGAATAACAGTGTAGTCGTATGCTTCACCTGCATACACTTCTACACTCCCAACATATTTTCTTCTGGCACATTCCGCTTTAACCCTTGCTTTAAGGTTATTGAAATCAGCAGCCAGAATTGCATTTCCTACAGCAAGTGCCATAAGAACAACTCCCTTCTTCTATTATCCGAATACAGCCCCGCAAGCTTCCCAAGCACCATCTTTGTAAAACTTAATAATGTTGTGGTTTGCGGTATCAATCCACAGGCAGTTTGTGCTTCCCGGTGCAGTATCAGATACAATAAAACCTGAGGTTTCCAGACCAAGCGCAGACCGAATCCCGCTTACGGTTGCAGCACCAGTTCCACCGCAGTTAACCGGAAGAATTCCGAATTGTGGATTATTAGCAGTCTGTGCATAAAGCGCACCCGTACCGGAAAGCTCCTGCAACGGGTCTGCTCCGTTTCCTTTAAGCATTGCACCGCTAGTAACAGAAGTTTTTCCCGTTCCACCGTTTGATACTGAAAGTTGTTGAACCGCATTAGACAGACTGTTTAGTGCATCAGCGTCTATTGCAGGTTCTGTATTGTTTCTCCATCCCGGATTTGAATATGCCATTATCGTTTCCCCCTCTGTAAATCCTTAATAAGCCATTTGCGCTTTTATGTAAGCGAATTCATGTAATCAGACAGTGAAGTTACCGTTGCGATAGGAAAGTCCGCCGTAGATGTAGCAGAAATCGTCATTTCTCCTTTTGATGCCAACGGGATTGAAAACCCATTTATCAGATGCCGTTCAATCGGATTCCCCGGTTTATCCAGTCTGCGGATAGAAATCAGATTGTTCTCCTGCAAATGGAACATCTGCTTTGAATTAATCGACACTGATTTCTTCAATATCGTGTTCCGCTTCAGTTCAAACTCTGCCAAGTCCATGCAAACCTGTTCCGTGTAATATCCAGACTTTTCAGCCCTGTCTGTCTTAAACCCTATGATATTAATATTCGTATCAGAATTCGGGTCATAGTTCTGCGCACGACCGCCTACAACAGCATACCCACCATTAAGCGCCTGTCCTACACGAATGATGTCATTCTTAACTTCGCTGTTTTTTATAGAATATGTAGCACCAAGGAATTCTTTCTCATCCGGTGTAAATGCCCACATAATCGGCTTGTTTATATCGAGTATGTCATCCTGTGACGGGTCAATTCTCAGCGTTCCAGTAGCATCATATCCTACCCATCCCGCAATCATTTCATTCAGACCAAGAATTATATCAGCATATGTATTCCCGTCTGAATCAAATCGTGCCGTATATGGTGACATAATCAAAGAAACCGTAGAACCATCCGGTAAAACCTGCGTTTTATCGTTGTAATAATTCGTAAATACAGGGGGAACATTATCTAGCGGATACCCATTCCCGCAATCGATAGAAAGCAATGACGCAATAGCTGTTAGAATGTTTGAATTTACAGGACATTCGTATATACCTTCCAACTGACCACCCAAAGTTCCATCCAGAACAGCCCATTTATCTACCAGTGAATACTGCGCAAACCTATCAGTAGGATTAAATACTTCCTGTGGGTCTTTAGCATAAAAAACACCTTGTGGAAGTAAATACTGAGTCCCGTCCGGTAATACAACTCCCATTTTCAGACGCAGTTTATTTCCGAACCAGACTTTATTTACGTTGTAATCATATTCATGGTCGATATTGGAAAGCTTAACGTTAGCTGTCCTTCTCTGACCGTTCTGCAAGTTAACAGAAAGCGTTCCGTCCTGTATAAAGGCTCCGGAACGTTTATTCTGAGGGTTATTATCAAGGAAAAAGGCAATAGTATCATCTGGCTGCAAGAATTCCAGTC